TCGGGTCGTCTATTGGAAGCCTCGGGCAATTGGCCGCTTCTGCCAATGCGTCACGGAAGCGCGCCGGTTGAGGCAACTCTCCGACGAATGGAACATACGACTGTGTCAACCCAAAAGAACCAGCGGTCACGTATGTGTGGTGCCACTTGTTCGACGGCAGTTCCTTGGCCGTGACGGCGAGCCCGTGCGTGATAGCCGCTTGATGCAGTTCCCAATCCATGCGGAAGCAGCGATCCTGCGTCAGCTTAAAAATCTGCTGCTCTTGAAGAGTGGTAGGGCTGTGCTTCACCGCTAGGAACTCATCTGGATAAGCCCGTCGTGACCGATCCTGCATCTCCACGATGAACGCCTTCGGGATACTCGCGATGGCTTGCGCGAGGATGTAGGACCGCATCTGCTCTTCGTCTGTGGCCATTCCGATATGCCCCTAAGCGATTTGCCTGTAACGTCGAAATCTGTTTATAGCTTAAAGAGATTCGGGTCAACCCGTTCTCGGGATAAACAAATATGCTTGAGGCTAAGCATAAAAGTTCACATATTGTGGGCATGAACAAGCTGCCCCTCAAAACCCGCGTCCAAATCCTCTCCATGCTCTGCGAGGGATCGTCCATGCGTTCGATCTCTCGCGTTTGCGACGTGTCGATCAACACGGTTTCGAAGCTGCTGGTCGATGCGGGCAAGTTCTGCGCCGATCTGCACGACCGCGAAGTGCGGAACGTAAAGGCCCAAGAGGTCCAGTGCGACGAAATCTGGTCGTTTGTCGGCGCCAAGGCGAAGAATGTCCCGAACATGAAGCGGATGCTGATCGGCCTCCAGCCGACCAAGTGACACACTGAAACACATCGAGCCCGGCGGGTCTCCCCGCCGGGCTCTTTCATGTCCGCCGCATCGCCTGCCCGCCCTACTTCCCCCGCGTCCGCCACACCTCCAGCACCTCGCGCGCCGCCCCGGCTGGGTCCTTGCTCGCCCGGATGATGTAAACGGCGATGTTGCGGCCGGTCATTGCGATGATGCCGGCCATGCCGAAGCCCCAGCTGTCGCTTGCACCCAGCGTCTCGCGCACCGGTTCGCCGAAGACAAGCGCCGCGACGAAGCCGACGAAGAAGGTGGCGAGCCGCTGGCGCAGGGTCAGGTCCTTCGGCAGCGCCGCGCCGATCATGGCGAAGATGGCGATGATCGCCATCTTCGGCGTCGCGTGCGCCAGCACCCAGTCGAGCCAGCGCGTCACGTCCGCCACCCGCAACGCTCCGCCCCGTAGCGGTTGTGGGCCAGCACCTGCCGCATGGTCGCGACGCTGGCCCGGTCTTCGGCCGAGGGCCGGATCGGCGACGCCACGTCGCAGAAATCACCGGTCGTCGCGGCGCATCCAGCGACGATACTCAGCATCGAGATCGCCAACGCCCAGCGAGTCCACTTCATCGTCGATTTCCTTTCGTGCCTTGATCGCCTTGAGCCGGTCGCGTGCGGCGCGCGCCCGGGCGTCCGCCCGCTCGCTGCGGCGCCCGGAGAGATACGCGGCGGCGACCGCCACCAGAACCGCGCCGGCCAGCATTGCCCAGCCCTTGAGCCGGGCCCCGAGAGCGAGAAGCCAGGTCAAACCCCCAGCTCCCGCGACTTCGCCAGCCGCTCGCTGATGATCCACCAGGCGAAGCCGGCGGCGAGGACGATGACCAGCGCCGCGACCCAGGTCTCGAGGCTCGCCAGCGCCGCGCCGGCGCTGGTCAGGAAGCCGCCGATGGCCGAAAGGTTGGTGGTGCTGGTCAGCAGCCCCTTTCCGCCCATCTCCGTCTCGTCCGGAAAGGCCGGCTTGATGGGATCGTCGGCCGGCGCCGCGATTTCGGCCCTGGCCGGCTTGCCGGCGCGCACCGCGTCGACGACCGGCTGGTATTCCGGGATCGCGTCGAAGCACGGGCAGGCCTTTGCCACCCTCGGAAAGTCGCGATGGCCCTTCACCGTGCGGATATCGGGAAAGCGCTCGGTCAGTTCGGCGACCAGCGATGAAAGCGCCTCCTTCTGCGCCGCCGTTCGCGTGTCCTTCGGCGCCAGCCGCCCGTCATTGGTGACGCCGCCCACGTAGCAGATGCCGATGGCGCCGGTGTTGTGCCCGCCGACATGGGCGCCGACCTGTTCCAACGGACGGCCCGCGTGCACCGTGCCGTCGAGCCCGACGACATAGTGATAGCCGATGTCGCGCCAGCTGCGGTCCCGGTGCCACTTGCGGATCGTGTCGACCGAGACCGGCCGGCCCTCCGGCGTGGCGCTGCAGTGTATGACGATGGTGTGAATTGGTCGCATCTCGTCTGCCCTCATGAAAAAGGGCCGCGAAAGCGACCCCGTGCGGTTCATCGGATTGTCGGGTTCGGGCGCTCGCGCCCGCCCGTCACGGCTTTTTCGGCGGCGGAGGCGTCGACGGCGTTTCCGGCGGAACGTCGGGTGTCCAGACACCCGCTCCCGCATCCCTGCCGGCGGCCTTCCTCAGCCCGGCGATCTCCGCCTCGAGCGTCTTGACCCGTTCCTCGAGCAGCGCCTTTTCGGCGAGCGTGCGGGCCAGCGTACCGACGTGGTTGCCCGCCCGCGAGGCGAGCAGCTTGGCGATATCGGCCATTTCGTTGTGCGTGGCGTTGAGGCCGATCGCGTTGATGTCGAGCGACTGCGCCGCCCCTTTCACTTCGCTCATGTGCGGTTCGTCCTTTCAGAGGTCAGTCCCAGGGCACCGGCGCCGCCACCACCGGCGGCGACGCCAGGTCGGCGAGCCTTTCCAGCGCCCTTGCCTCCTCGGCGCCCATGTCGATGAGGCCGCCGAGCCAGCCCAGCACCTGCGCCCGCGTCAGATCGGTGAAGGGCGTGAAGACCTCTCCGCCCGCCGGCATCGGCAGCGTCGCGGCGCCGTAGATCTCCGCCGCGTGCGGCCCGTCGACCGCCCTGAGCCGCCAATGGACCTGGCGCACCACGTCGGCGAGGCCCTCGAGCGCCGGCGCCGTGTCCAGCGGCCCGATGATCCATTCGAATGTCACGGCCATCGTATCGTCCCTCCTCACGCCACCTTCAGCGTGCCGCCGTCGTTCCAGATGTCGCCGGATGAAAGCCCGGCGGCGCTGGTCGGCAGCGAGACGACGCGCAGCGGCGAGGCGCCGCTGACGCTGGTGCCGACCAGCAGGCGGCCGGCGCTGTCGATGCGGGCACGCTCGCCCGCTGCCGTCCAGAACGCCATCGCGTCGACCGCGTGGCTGTAGCGGATCAGGCCGCGATAGCTCGCGTCGCCCACCGTGCCGTCGGCGAACTGCAGGTCGAGATCGGACCCGGTGCTGCCATGGATGGTGATGCCGGCGCCACCCGCCCCGTCGCCGACCTGCAGCGTCGAGCCGTTGCCGCCGCCGAGCGTCGCCACGGTGCGCCCGATCAGTACGTTACCCGAGCCATCGGCCAGCAATCTGGACACGCCGCCCGTCGCCAGGCCGACCGTGTCGCCGGCGGCGGAGTACAGGCCGGTATCCGCGTCCCCCGCGAAGGCAATGCCCGGCGCGGCGGCCGATCCGCCGGACGGCGCCAGCACACCCGCCAGCGTCACGACACCCGTCGACCGGTCGACAGTCAGAACGTCGACATAGTCGACATCCGCCCCGGTCGGGCTGCGCTGCAACCGCCATTCGGTCGACCCGCCCAACTGGCCGGCGCGGAAGCGCTCGCCCCCCGCCTCGCGCCAGGCGACGAGCCCGCCGTCGCCGGAGGTGGCGCGGTCGAGCGAAAGCACCTTGCTCGCCCCGGAGACGGACAGCGCGTCCGCATAGCCGTCGAGCAGGTCGTTGAGCTTCGTCAGGATTTCGGATTCGGTCGCCATGGGCCCGCCGTCTATTTCGCGATCTGGTTGACGATGATGCGACAGTTGCTGACCGTCGAATTGCCGGCGCCGGCCACCAGCCATGTCGCGTTGGCCTTGAAATCGACCGATGTCTGGTCGGCGATCCCGAGCGCCAGCAGGATGCGATAGGTCGTCCCCGCGGTAAGGCCCGACGGGTTGCCGATCTGCACGCTGGTGAGCGCGATGTAGTCTCCCGATCCGCCGTAGCGGTACATCAGGAAGGCCGCGAAGTTGCGGCACGTCGCCCCGGCGGTGAATTCGAGATGAACCGAATAGGGCTTCTTCAGCAGCATGTCGGTCGCGGTGTAGGTCTGCAGCGTCGGATAGGACGAGGAGGCATCGACCGCGTTCGCCACCGACGGCGTCCCGTTGTCGGTGATCGTCACCGTGCCGGACGCCCCGCTTTCGCGGATCGGTGTGACGGCGCCGTTCTCGATCAGCTCCGCCGTGATCGCGGTGCCTCCGACCACGAGCTGGTCGGTGGTGATCGACGCCGCGCTGATTTCGGTCGCGGCGATGGTCTCGACATAGGCCTCGAGGCCGACGATCTTGTCCGTGGTGAGATCCTTGATCACCGCGTTGTCGATATAGACCGTGCCGCTTTCGACGATGAACGGGTTGATCCACGAGCCTGCGTCGTTCAACTGACCTACGACGAATGTGTCGACGGCGATCGCCAGCGACGACGAGACGGTGCCGTCGTTGCGCAGCACGCCGGTCAGGGCGATGCCGCCGGCCGGCCCGCCATTGATGTCGATGGCGACGCCCCAGCGCCCCTCGAGCCCGTCCACCGACGAGGACAGCGTCGAGATCGTCGCGGTGTTGGTGCCGACCGTCGTCGTCAGGCTGGTAAGCTGGCTTGCCAGCGCGTTCGTCTCGGTGGCGACCAGCTGCGTCATCGTCGTGAACGCCGCCCGCGTCGCCTCGGTCTCGCGCAGCTGCCGGTCGACGGTCGCGCCCTCGATGCCGGCCTCGGTGGTGATCCGGTGCAGCTGCTCGTAGATCGACGACCTGAGGTCGCCGAGCGTCTCGCTCGCCGGCACCACGGCCGCCGTGGCCGCGTTGTAGAGCCCGGCGGCTGAAGGCACGACGAGATTGCCCTGCGTCGTGATCTGCGCCCACTCGCCCCACGTCGTGCGGCGGATCGGCCATGTGGTGATCGTGCTGCGCGCCTCGTAGTCGGTCGCGGCCATCAGCCCGCCGGCGATCGTCGTGCCGTTCCAGTCGCCGCTCGCCGGCCGCGTCACGCTGCGCCGCTCGCCGGCGCCGGTCTCGCCCACCCGGCGATATTCCACCTCGACCGTGCGGATCGTCTCGTCGGTCACCGCGTCCCAGCCGCACAGGATCGCCGGCACCGCCTGGCCGTCCTCGCCCTCCACCGTGCCGGCCTGCAGAGTGAAGCCGGAAACGTTGGTCGGCCGGTTCGGCGTCGCCGGCGGCGTCGGCGGCAGGGGCACGGGCCCGACATCGCCCTCGCCGACCGAATAGACGCTCGTCGCCGTCTCGGTCAGCGTCAGCGCGATGCGATCGGTCGCCGTTTCCAACCGCCAGCCGCTGACCGCCCATGTCCGGCCGCGCCAGATCAGCCAGTCGCCCAGCTCGTATTCCAGCGCGTCCAGACCGAGCGAGAACGATGCCGTCGCCTGCATCCTGTTGAGGCGGAAGGCGATCAGCAACAGGCGGCGCGCCTGAAACGGACTGGTCACCTGGTAAAGATTCTTGGGCACCGGCCGGGTCTCGCCGCCATCGGCGGCCTTGACCGACGCATCGCCGATCACCGGCTCGATCGTCGACCCGTCCCACAGGTTTTCCGGGTCCGTGTACTGGCCGTGCACCTCGTTGATCAGCTCGTCGCGCCGACGCCGCGTCGTATGGACCAGCGGCGCGTCGAGCAGGATGTCGTCGTCGGAAATCGTCGCGACCGGCACCTGTGCCGCGCCGGCGATGACGCCGAACATGCCCTCGCGCTCGACCCGCTGCCCCGCCATCGCCGACACGAAGCCGTCGACCGCGTCGATATATTCGGCGTCGTCGTTGACGATCATCGCCACCCGGTAGCGCGCCTCGCTGCCGTCGTCGGGCGTGTCCACCGTCTCGTCGCAGATATTCGCCGCCGCCATGTAAAGTGGCGTGACGAGATCGTAGACCGGCACGCCCATGCCGAGAACGCGCTGGCCGTTGATGAAATAGCCGCGCTCGAAATGGTACTGGCACACCGCCGGATTGTCGCTCCACTCCCACGTCGTCCAGTCGTCGAAGCGGTGCGACCCGCTGCCGCCGGCCGTCGTGTCCTTGCGCGGATCGTAGAGCCGCAATCCCTTGACCACGAACAGCAGCGCGTTTCCGCCGAGCAGCGACCGCAGGCTGTCCATGGTCGCGTCGTAGTCGGCTTCCACATGCGCATAAGCCATGCCGCGCAACAGGTGTTCGGACGTCCACCGGTCGGACGGATTGGCCGTCGCGACCAGCGCCGCGCTGGCGTCCTGGTCGTGCCGCCCCTCCCAGAACGTCACCCACAACCGCCGGGTGCCGTTGTCGTCCGGCAGCGTGACGGCGTACCTGGTCCAGCCGGTGCCGCTGCCGACTTGCGTCAGCGCCACCGCCTCGCCGTCGAGGTACAGCCCGTCCAGCCCGTCGCACCAGCCGGACGACAGCACGTAGACCTGGTCGAGATAGCGGTTCGACGCGCCATGCGTGTTCCAGTAGATGTACTGGCCCTTCGTCGCGACGCGGCCGAAGGCGCCCTCGTGCGCCACCTTGCCGCCGAACTTCACCTCGGCCGAGACGCCCTGCAGCGCCGCGCGCGGCTGCGCGTCGGGCGCGAGCAGGGACGATGCGATCAGGTTGGCGCCGATCGACAGCGCGACGCCGACGATGAAATTCGTGATCGCCACGGCGGTCGCCGTCGCCTGGATCGACAGCGCGCCGAGAATGGCGAGCGAGATCGGCTCGGCCCTTGCCGCCGACGTCATGCACAGCGTCAGCAGGAGGCAGGTCAGGACGACGCGCAACATCTATCGGACCCTGAAGGCACGCGTCACGTGATGGACCGGCACGCGGATCGCGCCCGTCTCCGATTTGCCGTGCGCGTGCGGAGGCAGGATCACCACGGCCGCCTCGACGGTCCCGCCCTTGCCGTCATCCACCAGGACCAGCCCGATATCGCCGCGCTGCGCCAGCGCCGGCGGCACCTCCTGCAGCACGGCCGCATAGGCATCGCCCAGCCAGCGAAAGCCCCGTGACGTGAAGCGGCGCAGGGCCCCGATCCGCGTCGCGTAGCGTCCGCGCTCGTCGGCATAGGGATCGGTCCCCGTGATCGCCGCGACCGCGTCCATCGCCATCATGTGGCAGTCCGAGCCGCCCCCCTTGCCGCCCCAAGAAAAAGGCCGCCGGGAGTGATCCGCGACGACCTCGATCAGGCGCTCTTCCCAGCCCGGTTTTCGGTTCATCCCTGCCCCCATTGCGCCCGTTCCTGCGCCGCGCGCGCGGCGTGCTCGAAACCGAGATCGGTCTCGCCGGCGATCAGCGCCTGTGTCTCGTTGCCGCGCTTCAGATAGCCCGTCTTGCGGTAGTCGACGGCGCGCGAGACGAGTTTCGCCAGAAGGGTGAAGCGGCCGTCCGGATCGTCGACCTGCGCGATCTGGTCGACCTGGCCGCGAAACAGCACGATGGGCACGGTACCGACCATGGCCCCCGTCGAGGGCGAGAACAGGAAGCGGTACAGCACCACCGGACGCAGGTGATAGGTGTAGTCCTCGATCGTGCCGAGCACGTCGGGCGTCAGGCCCGAATCCGGAATGGCGGACAGCGTCACGTCGATTTCCGTCGGCATCTCGCCGCCGCCGGAAATGTCCGGAATGTCGAGCAGCCGCCCCGCGCCGGTGAAGGTGATGCCGTTCCATGAGAACGGCCCCTCGCCCCACCAGAACCCGTAGGTCCCCTCCAGAAAGTCGAACAGGATCGCGTCGCGCTCGATGAAACGCCCGCCGGCGAGCAGCGTCTTGCTCTCGGTCTCGATCGTGCGCATCAGACAATCCTCTGGATGGCGGAAAGCTTCAGGCTTTGCAGCGCCGAACCGTTCGGCGGCTCGAACCCGGTCAGCATCATCCGCATCGGCGGCCGCAGGAACTGCGCCGTCGCGGAGGTGGAGAAGATCCCGGTCAGGATGAAGGGATCGACGGCCAGCGTGACCGTGCCGGCCACGGCCGTCGCGTCCTCCAGCACCACATGCACCGCAAGTGCCCCGTCCTCGGCCAGGCCGACGCGGTCGCCCGCCTTCAGCGCGAAGGTGCTCGGCAGGTTCGACAGGGTGACGCTCGCCGCGGTCACAGCATCCACGTCGGCCGTGCCGTCGAAGGCGCCGCCGCCGTGCCGGTCGAGCCCGGCGAAGCTTCCACCGTAGCTGCGCGGGGTGACGTGGCGCGGGTCGCGATACAGGAAGTCGTTGAGCCCGCCGCGCAGCGAGCCGACGAAGGCTTCCGCTTCCGCCACGCGGTCGGCCGTCAGATGGCCGGTGACCAGTTCCAGCTGCCAGCGCGGATGCGACCGCTCGACGATCTGCACGGCCCCGCCGCGCCGCGTGTTGCGGCTTTCGTCGCGCAGCAGGGCAAGGCGCGTCGGCGTCAGCACGCGCAGCCAGGCCGGCAGCTCGCGCGGATAGGTGATCGTCATGCTATCTCCGGAAATCGTTGCTCGAGCTGACCCGGTTCGCCCGGCCGACGGCGCGCCGCGCGGTTTCCGGCGCCACCCGTCGGTCGTATTCCTCGAGCGCCCGCACGATCTGCTCGGCAACGCCGTCCTGTGCCCCGCGCGCGTCGACATTGTAAACGGGCGCGTAGACATCGCCGCCGCCCCCGCCGCCGCCGGCGATCGCTGCGAGATCGTCCATCGTCCATACATGAGCCGGCCCGGTGACCACTTCCGGCACGCCCGCCTCGCCGGCGATGCCCCACTTGCCGGCGCCGATACCGCCGCCCTTCTCGTACCAGCCGGAAAACGCCGAGGCGCCGAGCCCGGGAATGCCGACGCCGCCGCCGATGAGACCCAGCAACCCGCCGAAACCGCCGCCGGAACGGCCGAGGCCGAGCAGTTGCGCCATCGGTCCCTGTCCGAAGACCGCCGCCTGCAGCGCCGCGTCGCCGATGCTGAGCGCCAGCCGCCGCATCACGTCCCCGAACTCCGCCCCCTCGAAGGCGAGGTCGCGAAACACGCCGACGCCCAGGTCGCCGAAGAACTGCAGCTGCTCGTTCAGCCCCTCCTGCGCCGCGCGCTGCTGCTCGATATGCGTCACCATGCGGGCGATCTGCCGGCCCTGCTCGGTCTGCGCCCCGACGCCGGCGAGCGCCAGTTCGTTGGCGATCCGCTGTTCGGTGGAGTTGAGCCCCAGCGCCGCCGTCTCCCGGTTGAGCTGGTCGACGACGCGCTGATACGCCTGCGCCTGACGGTCGGCCGCCTGGCTGGCCCGGGTTCGGCTCGCCGGGTCGGTCCACCGGTCGCGACCGGAAGACAAAGACGGCTTGGAGCGCGGCGTTACCGTGATGTCGCCGAGCCACGGATCGCCGTCGCCGAAGGTTTCGCCGGTGGAGAAGGCCGCCCGTGCTCGCGCGCGCTCCTCCAGCACCTTGCGCAGCTGTTGGCGAAAGTCGTCGTTCATCCCCCAGTTCCAGACGGCATCTGGATCGAGCAGACCCGCGTCGGCCATCTTGTCCCGGATCATCGCGAATATGTTGGAATTGCCAAGCTCCGTCAGCTTGGTTCCCACATCGCTGATCGCGCCAGTCCATTCCCTGGTGTACTTCGCCGCCGACGCCGCGTTCTCGTAGAAGTTCACCATCAGAGGACTGATCACCAGGAGCGATGCCTTCAACTGCTTGTCCAGCGCGTCGGACGCGTTGCCCAACCGGTTCTGCATCTCCTCGGCGTAGGGAAGAACGTCATCCTCGATGATGTTGCCGAGATCGCGCGCCTTCTGGCCGGCGTCGTCCATCGCCGAAGACCCGAGCTCCAGCACCCGCACCAGTTCGGCGCCGCGCTGCCCGAAGCCCGCGGCCACCAATGCCGCCCGTTCATTGGCGGAGGATGCGTTGCGGACCGCGTCAGCATAGAGCCTGATCTGTTCCTCGCCCGATCCGGCGTTGAGCAGCGCCTCGAGCAGCGCCGGATTCAGCCGACGCAGTTCCGTGTAGAGCGAACCCGAACCCTCGGCGGCCTGCCCCACGCCCACCGTGAATTTGCGCAAGGCGGTGTCCAGCGTCGACACCTCCACCGACGCCTCGCCGGCCATGAAGGCGAGCGTCTGGTAGAACTCGCCGTCGAGCCCGTTCTGACGCGCCACCTTCGCGATCCTGTCGAAGTCGGCGAGGCCGATCTTCATCTTGTGGATGGCGGCGGCGAGCCCGCCGATACCGGTCACGCCGATCAGCGCCGACTTGCCAAGTCCGGTGATCGAGGCAGTCGCCGCGCGCGCATCCGCGTTGAGCAGCATCGCCGCCCGGCGCGTGTCTCCCATCTGCCGACGGGCCGAACGGAAGGCGGCGCCCGACTGGTCGCGACCGCGAATGTCGAAGCGAAGATCGGGCAAGGTCATCGGCGTCGCGCCCTTCGTTCCTGCTCGGGCAGGATCCTGCCGAGATAGATGGCCCATTCACGAAATTCGGTCTCCGGCATCGCCTCGATGTCGGAGACCTGGCATTTCAGGCGGTCGGCGAGGGCGAAGACCAGCCCGCGCCGGCCGCGTCTCAGTTTCCCTCGAGTTGCTCGTCGCTCGGCGCGTCGAGGATCGCCATCGCGACGCGGGCGACGACGTGGCGATCCACCTGCCGCGTCAGCGCGTGCCGGTCCTTCTCGCTGAAGATCAGGTTTCCGTCCGCGTCCTGCGCCTTGAGGATCAGCACGTCGACGAACATCTCCGCCTTGTTCGAATTGCCCTTGGCGGCGATCTTGTCGGAGTGCGCCACGGTCATCGGCGTGGCATGGATGACGAAGGGCTCGCCGTCCTCGCCCCATTCCGGCACTTCGATCCGCTTGCGCGGCAGGCTGTCGTAATGCGCCCTGGCCCGGTCGATGACACTCATGGTCACGCCCCCACCGTCTCTTCGGCCAGCGCGCCCGTGCCGACGAAGGAGAACGTCACCTCGACCGGATCGGTGATCGAATGCGAGAACGACCGTTCCTCCACCAGCGCGGTGCCGGTGTAATAGTCCTCGCCCGCGCCGTCGCCGGCGGCGTAGAGCGATAGCGTCACGCTGGCGCCCGGCACCAGCGCCGTCTGCGCCGCCGCCGTGCCCTTCTTGTAGGTCGCCGTCAGCGAGCCGCTCCACGACTTCGGAGCGCCGGCGATGTTGACATCCCACGCGTCGCCGATTGCCGTGTCGTTCGAGACCGGCGCGCGGATCGTCAGGTTGAAGGACCGCACCTTCAACTCGTCGCTGCCGACGGTCACCTTGCCTTCATTGCCATGCACGGTGGTCATGGTCTCGTCTCCTCGTTTGGGGTCAGACCGCCGTCTCGGGGTCCGTGTCCAGGGTGAAATACGTGACCCGCACGGTCAGCCGCGCGGATGCGAGACGCTTGCGCCCCTGATCCTCGCCGGTCGGTCCGGGCTGCCACGACGCGCAATGCGTGTCGCGGGCAAGCCCGCCCAGCCGGATGTCGGCGGCAAGCGCCGCCTCCGCCTCGGCCGCGATCCGGTCGAGCGTGTCGTCGGCCGTCTCGCCCGCCGCGACCGCCTCCACCAGGATGTCGGCGACCCGCGACATCTCGCGGTCGGAAGTTCCCATCTCGGCGACTTCCGAGACCTCGCCGCCGCGATAGATCAGGAGGCACGGCAAGGCCGTCTCGTCGGCCGGATAGCGCCGTTGCACGAAAACCCGGGAACCCGTCGTCGCGAGCCCCGTCAGCGCGGCGGCGACGGCGGCGACGATCTGCGCGCGGACATGCGTCATCCCGTCTCCTCCAGCGTCAGCACCGACATGCCTGTGCCGTCGCGACGGATCGGCGCCGCCACCCGGTATTCGGTACCGTCGACGGTCAACGCCGTGTCCTCGCCGACGCCCGCCGGCAGCGCGGCGCTCGGGCAGGTGAAGGTCGGTGTCGCGGAGACGACGCCGGCCTCGGAAAAGGGCAGGTTGTCGTCCTGCATGTCGAGAATGCCCGCGACCGGATCGGAGGGATCGCCGCCGATGGTGAAGACGGCGAGCGTGCCGAACTCGTCGGTCTCGACGAAGGCGGCGCGGTCGGCCGCGCTCTCCGCCGGCACGGCTCAGCCCTCGCCTTCCGACCCGTCGTCAGGATCGTCGGCATTGCCGGACTGTCCGTCGGCGCCGGCTGCGGCCGCATCGTCACCGGCGGTCGCGGCCTTCGCCTTGCCGCGCGCGGCCTTCGCCTTGCCGAGCGGCACCAGTACCAGGGCGAGCGAGCGCGGCAGGTCGTCGGGTTCGGCCAGAATGCCGATCTCCTCGCCGGACTTGAACTGCACCACATGGCGCGGACGCCACAGGTTGCCGCCGGACTTGCCATCCTCGACGGGCTCCAGCGCGTGGCGGCGGGCCGCGACCTGCTCCGCCGTGAGCAGCAACAGCATGTCGGCGCCGACAACCGCGACGCCGCCTTCAACACGGTATTTCATGGGGAATGCCTTCCTGTGGTCGGGAGGAATGCCCGTGGCACTGAGGCCACGGGCGGACACGACATCGCCTTATCCAGCGGTCGTGTGGGTCACCAGGACGGCATACTGCCAGTAGCCGTAGCCGACATTGCCGGTCCAGTCGACGCCGTACAGATGCTCCTTGTTGAGCTTCTCGAACTCGCTGCCGTCGCCGAGCGCCACGACATCGGGAATGTCCTCCTCCTGCAGGATGAAGGGCTTGGCGGCCTCGTCGGTGCGCAGCACCACGAACTTGTCGGTCCAGGCCGACAGGCGCGGATTGACAACGACATTGATGCTGAAGTCGGCGGCGAGCGTCGGCAGGGTCGCGCTCCGCCCGCCCTCGCCGAGGATCGCCTTCACCGCCATCATCGCTGCCTTGAGATAGGACGGCGGCACCATGACGGTGAACTCGCGCGCCGACTGGTTCATCGGCTCGCCGCGATCGTCCTTGAACCCGTACATGGCCATGATGGCGGCCATGATGGAATCGGCCATCTCGTCGCCGGTGGGCGCGTCCTTGTCGACGATGGCCCGGCTCAGGTCGTTGCTCTGCGCCCCGCTGTCGCCCTCGGCATGGTCGGTGTCGAAGAAATACTGGCCGTCGTAGCAGACCGTCGACTCGCCGGCGACGATCAGCGTCGACAGCAGCTTGGCCGGATGGTCGAGCGCCCGGTCGGCCAACTGGTTGATGCGCACCGTCAGCATGCCGAGCTTGTCGCGACGCATGTCCTTCGACTGGATGCGCAGGCTCGTTTCGTAATCCTTGTTGGTGATCACGAAGGACAGTTCGCGCAGCTCCGCCGGCGTCCGGCCGCCGATGAACTCGCGCAGGGCCGGCGAGGAGCCGAGCCAGGCATACTCCTCGCTTGCCTGCATCGAGGTCATGCGCATGGCGACGCTGTTGACCCAGTTGGTCGCGCCGGTGTCGAGACGGGCGAGGATCATGCCGCGCACGCCCTCGGTTGTGATTTTCTGCATCTGCTGCGGAAGCATCGTGCTGTCCTTTCTCGTGGTCGCGCGTCACGCGCGGGCATGAAAAAGCCGCGCTGGGGAGGCGCGGCCGGAGACGGTCGAAAAGGGGCTTTTGGCCGGCGTCAGACGTCGCCGGCCAGGCGTTCGGCGACCTCGCGCGCCAGCGCGGCGTCGAACTCGACCACGGCCAGCCCGGTCGAGATCCACCGCGACACCCGCCCGATCGGCGAGTTGCTGGTCGCCGTGAGCGTGAACGTGTCGTCGTCGCTGGCATAGACCACCGGCCGGTCGTTCGCCGTGATGGCAAGGCCGGAGATCGGCAGCACGATACGGCCGCGCGCCCGCACGTTGACGGTGACGGCGCCGGCCGCGCCCGCCGCGTTGTCGGCCTCCGCGATGGCGAAGCCGAGGAACGGATCGCCGGCGGCGAGCGGACGGGCGTAGCCCGAGCCGTTCTCGCCGACGGCGGCCCCCTGGTAGATGATGTCGGCGGCGATGACGGGATATTCCTCGTTGTCGCCGAGCTGGTAGTCGCGAAGCTTGTTCGCCGCGAGCGTCGTCATGTTGGCACCTCAGGTTTCTGTGACGGGAAAGCCGGTCGCGTCCGCGTCCGGCGGCGTCAGGCGGCGCGCGCCTCACGCTTCTTGACGGCGACATAGGCCTCCGGCGTCGGGTACTCGCCCTGCAGCTTCGCGGACGCCTCCCATTCGGCCTTCCAGCCCTCGGGCGTCGTCGCCTTCGGAGCCGCCGGGCCGCCGTCTCCGGAAGCCGACGGACGGCTCTCCACCCCTTCCGCCGCCCGGTCCATCGCCTCCAGCGTGCGGCGCGGGTCTTTCGGCTTCTCCCGCTCGGCCTTCAGGATCGCGATCGCGGAGGCCTCCGGGGTGACCGAACTGTCGGCCTTGTGCGCCGAAACCAGTGCGTCGTGGCCCGGGAGGGCGTTTGCCTCAATGGCGAGGATGCGGGCGTTCTCCGCCCTGACGCCGGCGGCGAAGCCCTCGTCCCGCGCCGCCTTCACGGCCGCGTCGTGTTCGGCCTTGCCGATGCCGGTCTCGGCATCGGCCGTGGTATCGGTCGCATTCCGGTCCATGGATAGTCTCCTCTTCTGGACGGTTGCCGCCCCGGCACCGGTGCCGGCGGCGTTCTTCAGTTCATCGATCACGCTTTCGAACGTGCCGACCCTGTCGGCGAGACCGGCCGCGACGGCCGCCGCGCCGATGAACACCCGCGCCTCGGTCGCCCGCGCCGCGTCGGCCGTCATCCGCTGTCCGCGCCCCTCCGCCACCGTGCGCAGGAACAGGTCGTAGAACGCGTCGACCTCGGCCTGTATGTCGGCCCGGACCGTGTCCGGCAGCGGCGCGAACGGATTGCCGTCGACCTTGTGCGCGCCGGCGAAGATCAGCGTTGGCGTGATCCCTTCCTCGTCGAGCTTGCGGGAGAAATCCGCATGCAGGACGACGACGCCGATCGAACCGGAGACGCCCGTTTCCGTGGTCACGATCTCCGATGCGCCGGACGGGATCGCATAGGCCGCGCTCGCTGCCATCCCGTTGACCAGGGCGACGACGCGCTTGGATCGCGCCACCTGGCGCACCAGCGCCGCCGTCTCGAAGGCGCCGATTGCCTCGCCGCCCGGCGAATGAAGGTCGAGCAGGATGGAATGGACCGCAGGATCGGCCGCCGCCGTCTTCAGCTGGTGCTGGATGCCCTCGTAGCTGGTCAGGCCCGAACTGGCCCCGATCCAGGCGCCGCGATTGACGAGCGAGCCGGTAATCGTGACGACCGCCACCCCGCCCGAAACCTTGTAGGGCTTCTGCACCAGACGACCGGACGCGTCGCGGTCGAACTCCGATCCCTCGAAGCGGCTCGCCTCGGGCGAGTCCATGCCGATCCGGCCGGCGAGCACGGACAGGATGATCTGCGCCTTGTCCGGCGTGATCAGCAGCGGCCGGTTGAGCACCCGGTCGGCGATGTGGACCAGTGTCGTCATGCCTCGTCTTCCTCTTCGTCGTCCGGATCGTCGTTTTCCGGCGGTGCGGTCATCGACTCCGCCAGGCCCGGTCCGGCGAGCCCGTCCAGCGCCGCCTCTTCGCGCCGCGCCTGCTCGACCTTCTGGTCGAAGTCGCCGCCGGTGCGCTCGGTCAGCACCTGCTGTCGCGTCTTGACGCGCATCTCGACATCGATCTTGTCGGCCTCCGCGTCCTTCTTCGGGTCGAGCGAGATCCGCACCGGCCCCGTCCACGTCGCCCGCATCCAGGCCGAGCGGATGCGCGGATCGTCGAAGAAGCCCGGCGCCTCCAGCCGCCCGGTGAGGATCGCCTCCTCGAGGAACCAGCCGTAGACGGGCTCCATGAACTGCCGCACGAACCACGACCGCCGGCGGCGGAAGGAGTGATAGGCCATCTCCAGCGCCGCCCGGCTGGCCGAGTAACTCGCCGTGAAATGCTTGATCAGCAGTTCGAAGGGCAGCTCCAGCGCGACGCCGATCTGGCGCAGGAACGCGGTCACGAACGCGTCGAACTGCGGATTCGGCCGTCCCGGATTTGCGATCTGGATTTCCTCGTCTGCCGCGAGATCCACGACGGCGCCGGCGCCCAGTTCGATCTCGTCCCGGCCGTCCGCTCCGCCGGCGCCGCTCGACGCCAGCGGACCGGAATCCGGCGCCGGAGCGCCTTTTACGAACACCGTGAACATCGCCGAGACCACGGCCGCGCGCACCTCGGCATCGGTGTAGTCGCCAAGCGATTTCAGTGCCTCGATCACCGGCGCCAGGTAGGGAATGCCGCGCGTCTGCGTCGCCCGCAGCCGGTCGAACAGGTGCAGGACGATCTGGCGGCCGTCGTTGTAGCGCATCGGAACGCGGCGCCAGCCGACGGCGGGGCGACGATAGTCACCCGGATGCCGGTCGGTGACATGGATCGCGACCGGCACGCCCTGGCGTGTATGCTCGATTCCGGCGACCAGCGTATCCGTGTCCGACGTCCAGTTCGGATTGCAGACCATGTCCGCCTCGATGACCTGCACCTTGGTCCCGTAGGCATCGCCGGCATCGCGGCGATAACGCCGGATCGCGAAGATGTCGCCGCTTTCCAGCACCCCGCCGAAGATCATCGCCTGCAGGTCCGCCAGATGCTGCACCGTGGTGAAGTCGGCCGTGCGGCAGAAGATCGACCATTCCGCTTCCGCCGCCTCGTTCCAGGCCGTCGCCTCCTCCTCGCTCAGACCCAGAACCTTGCGGTTGCACTGCGCGTTGAGCGTCAGCCCTTCGCCGATGACATGCGTCTTGTTGGTCTGCACCGCTCCGGTGGCGACCGGCAGGTTGCGCGCCAGGTCGCGCGAGCGGCCGCGCAGGTCCGACAGTTGCGGCAACAGGTCCGCGTCGGCGCTGCCACCGCCGGGATGCCAGTTGCGCGTCGCACGCCGGTCGCGCTTGCCGCCCTTGTAGCCGCCCTGCCCCGTGAACGCGGACAGCATCGTCCGGTCGCGCAGCATCGCCAGCGCGAGACCCGGCGCGAAATACCCGACGACGCGGTCGACCAGCGTCGGCTTTGCCACCCTGACCGCCATCACGACCCCACGATGTAGCGGGGCCGGCGGCCGCCGGCGCCACGGGCTTCGATCTCGCGCACTTTGCGATCCCAATAGTCGATGTTCTCGCGGATCTTGCCCGCGTCGGCGCGCGTCAGGGCGCGGCCGTTGATCGAATAGGACTGGTTGCGCGCCACCGCGGCGTCGGCCGCGATCCAGTCGTCCAGCCGCGCTTGCGCCTGTTGCAGCGTGATGCCTGACATTTGCTCTCCTCAGATGCCGCGCGAGCGAACGCGCCGGCGGCGCACGGCAGCGACCGTGACGGGCTCCGGGTCGTCCGGGCGACTCGCGTCGAGTCGCACCGCGAACGCGTTCTGCTCGACGCGCGCTGCCCATTGCGGCGGCGCATCCCAGTCGATCGTCTCGGCGCCGAGCACGATGGCGAGCGCCTTGCCGTAGACGGCGAGATCCAGCGCCTCGTTGCGCTTCTGGCCCTGTTTCAGCTCCCAGCCCTGCGCCGTCTGGCGCTCGGCGCACAGTTCCTCGAACACCTGTTCCGGCAGGTGCGCCGAAAGGTGATAGGCGTCGGGACCGGGATCCTTGCGCGACAGGTTGGCCGCGATTTCCGCCTTGAGCCGCCATGTGCCGATCCGTACGATCCTGAGATCGGTCGGCGTCTTGCGCTTTTCCTGGTTGACCTTTTCCGGCACCGTTTCGCGCGCGCGGTCGACCTTCCATCCCGGCGCGCCCTTGGCGAGAAACACCCGCCGGACATATCCCTTCTTCCGCGCGCGCCGGTAGAAGCCATAGGCCTTCGCCGTGACGCCGTCCGAACCACCGCTGTCGACGATCAGCGCGCAGGGCCGCATCCCGAATCCGGTCCCCGCCACCGGAAACACCTCATCGAGCAGGTCGAACAGCACGTCCCAGTCTTCCTGGTAGCGGCCCGGATCGATCGCCCGCCTGTCGGCGCTCGGTGCGTCCGCCGGCGGGTTGACGATCTCGCGGCGGTCGATCGTCCAGCGCTCGAGGTCGGCGCCGAACGCATCGACATGGACGACGAAGCTTCGCCCCTGCACGTCCACGATCGCGACCAGGAAGCGGGCATCGGCCGGCGCGATCGCCAGCGGGTAGCGCTCGGCCCGCTCCTTCAGCGATTGCACCGTCAGGTCGGAGCCGGCGCCGAGGGCGCGCGGCCGGTGCGGGTGACCCTGGTCGACATTGACCGTCGTCTTGAGGCTCGTTTCGTCGCCCGTGCGCTCCAGTTCCTCGAGCGCCGCCTCGTACTTGGTCACCAGTTCGGCCCAGCTCTGGAACGCGGCGGCGGCCCCCTTCAGCCACCACGACACGATGTCGGTCTCGCGCACGTTCGGGTCGTCGATCTCGACGAGGGAGCCGTCGGCCGCCTCGTGCAGCCAGATGCCGGCGGCGTTCATCTCGCGCTTGTGGCGCGGGGCGATCAGTCCGCCGCAGCGACGACAGGCAAGCTCGGCCTGCGCCCCCCGCTCCGCCGGCGTGCCCTTGTTCGGATAGACCAGCAGATCGAAATCCGGCTCGAACAACTCCATGCAGTCGCGGCACCGCCAGTAGTACCGCCCGCGCGTGCCGCGATTGACCAGCGCCAGGATGCCGGTCGTCGGCGGAGCGAGATGCGGAAACTCGCGGGACGGTTTCCAGTCCTCATCCATCAGGAGCCGGCCCGGCGAGGATTCCGCCACAGCCATGCCGCGCGATCCGAAGGTCTGCGTCCGCTTCATCGCCAGGTCGAACGGGTTGCCCTCGCCGTCGATGTCGTCCGGCATCCGGTCGTAGTCGGTCAGCAGCATGGTCGGAATGTCGCTCGCCGAAAGCTTTGAGATCACCGGCCAGCCGATGTCGAGCATCATGTTTCC